CTAGCTTTGCCCGCCGTGATGCAGGAGAACCTTTGACAAGGATAGTGCATTTGTAGGTCTGCGCCGCCTTCGTGAAATAGTTTAGTCGCTCGCCAAACTGTCGCGAGGTCACTTTTCGCCCCCACGAATACTTATGAAAATCGGCTTTTTCGAGCTTCAAACCGTCGAAGGTCAGAAGCTCAAAGGAATTGCCGTTTGATGATGTATAGGTCACATTGTATCTCATGCCATCACTACCCCCATATTGCGCAGAGCTCGTCCGAGCTCTCTATCACCTATCACAATCGAGATATTTGCATCGGAAGCCCCGGCATTGACCGCGCTATAAATCTCATCAGCCGTCAATATATCGGGTTGCATCATTGCGACATCCGCCGTGACATCTGATACGGCTCTTTGCACCAAATACCGACCGTTTTCAATGCCCTCTGCATACTGTCTCATCATGTCAGGAGCCCAATCATTAAAATTCTTCAAGGGACCCTTGTCCGGCTCTGAAAAGTGCATCATATCTTTGATGCTCTGTGCCATATTGCGGACGGAGTCAAGCACTCCCTGCATCTTGGATGTGATACCGTTCTTGAAATTCTCGATCATATCGGAGCCCCAATGGAGAGCACTATTGATGAGGTCTTGGATCGTCGCTTTGACATTTGCCTTAAAGTTTGTAAACAACTGATATGCGGAGTTGAGCTTTGTCTGTATCGTCGACACAACCGAGGCAAGTGTTGTCATAATGGTTGTTTTGATGTTGTTGAATATCTCCACGACCTTCGCCTTGATTGCGTTGAATATCGTTGTAAAGACATTCTGCATCGCGGTCAAAACAATCGAGAAATGCGTCTTGATGCCTTCCCAAATGTTTGTATAAATGCTCTTGACGATTTCCCACGCTCCCGACCAATCACCTTGAAATACCGCCATCCAAAACTGTACGACCTGCATTATCGTTGTGAGGTAGGTATTAAAGAAATTCATTATGATTTCCCAAAATACTTGCACCGCCGCTTTGATCTGCTCGCCGTGGGCATTCCAAAACTCTTGAATGTTTGAGAGAGCCATTGATATGAAATCTTGGATTGCCGTCCAAGTCGTGACAACGGTATTCTTAAATTCCTCATTTGTGTTGTAGAGGTAAATAAACGCCCCAACGAATGCACCTATTGCCGCAACAACCGCAAGGATAGGAGCCGTGATGCCCGCAATCGCCGCGCCGAGCGTCGGCAGAAATTCGACCAACTTGCCGACCATCGAAACAATCTGACCTGTCCCGGAAATCAGCCGACCACCTATCGAGAGGATGGGGCCGAGAGCCGCCGCGAATAATGCAATCTGAATGACAGACTCTTTTTCTGATTCACTCAATCCATTCCATAGGTCTGACACTCTTTTTATATTCTCGCCCAGGATTTCGAGTGCCTGGCTAATCATCGGCATCGCACTATTAGCAAGGTCTGCTCCAATTAGCTTTAACTCATTCATATGAGTCTGCAATTCGTCAATAGGATCAAGCGTGTCCTCGAATGTTGAGTCAACGCTACCCATATAATCGACCATAGCAATACTGAAATCGTCAAAAGCAATACGCCCTGATTGAATAGCATCAACAAGTGCGCCGCCCGATTTTGTACCAAATAGCTCAATAGCTTCTGCCGCCGCATCTGATGCCGTCGCACTATCTCTTAATCTGTTCTGCAAATCAATGAGTGTATCGCTCATCGATTCCCCGGTCTTTAAGGAATTAGCATAGGCTTTTTTCAAGCCATTTATCGCGCTTGTTGAATCAACGCCATTTTTTGACAGATTAGCAAGTAGAAATGATGCGTGAGTCAGACTATAACCCATCTCTTTGAGTGATCCGGCGTTGGTTGCAATATCCTCTGCTAATTTATCGACCGATGTCCCGGTTTCTTGTCCTGCTTTATTCAATACATCAAGATACCCAGCGGCATCGTCTGCCGTAAATCCATATGCCGCGAGTGCGCTCTGCACCTTGTCTATGGAATTGGACACATCTGTCCCATTCAGTTCGGAAAACTTTACAAAAGTCTTTGATAATTCTTCAAGTTTATCCCCGGTAACGCCAAATCTTGTGTTTACCTCGCCCACCGCCTGCGCGGCTGAATCGAATGATGTTGGCATACTTGTCGCGATATTCTTGACAACCTTTTCCATTCCTTTCAGGCTATCACCTGTTGCCCCGGTCTTTTTAATGAGCGTGTCCATCGCCCCATCGACCTCATTAAATGCCTTGATTGACAATCCACCAAGCGCAACGAGCGGAGCCGTGACATGAGAGGTTAAGGAATCACCCAATCCCGATATTTTCTCACCAAAAGCTGATATTTTTCCCCCGGTTTCCTGTAATTGAGCCCCTACCGCACCCAATAAACCGCCGTGTTCTTTCAATTCAGCGTCGACTTGATTGATTCGCACCTGCAAGTTCTCATATTGTGTTTGGAGCTTGCGTACCTCGTTGGAGTCCTCGCCATAAGCCTCCGCCGTTTCGCGGATTCTCTGCTCTAGTGTCGCAGATTTTTCGCGGAGCGTTTGCAGTTCTTGAGAAAGAATCTTTGACTCTTGAATAGACTTTGCAAATGTAGACTTCCCGACCTGACTTTGTAGGTTTTTCATCTGCGCTTCAAAGAGTTTCGTCTGCGATGTCATTTCAGACATTCTCTGTCTGTATTCTGCCGCACCCTCTAATTGTACTTTTACGCCTACACTTGCCATATAATCACCTCAACGTTAATGCTTCAAATATATCCATTTTCTTCGCCTTTTTCTTTGGCTTTGCTCCGTTCGAGATAGCCAAGCAAGCGATCATATCCAATAACTCCCCGTATCTTGTATTCATCGTTTCTTCGCGGCTCATATTCAATTTATGACCATAGAATATTAGCCACGCCTCATTCATTTCGATTCGGGGAGATTTTCTTTTTTTTCAGGCTCTGCCTCAACGGTCGTCTTGCCATCATTTGCCACATCTGCGAATGCTCTATTTGACAATTCCAAGAGCTCCTCTTCGGTCAAGTTCTCGAGCTCTTCCATCGTGATGACATCCATCTCGTGAGTGGGATCATTGAAATGTGCTTGACGCTCATATCCCTCGTTCATAATACGGATAACCTTCATCATGGTTTCAAACTGTACCGTGGAATCATCAGCACCAAGCACCTCGCCCAACCTCTTCATGTTGTTTCCTGGTGCTAACTTGGCAAGCTGAATATCTGCCCATACTGTTCGCTTGAATTGTAAATCCTTCAAATTTCGCATAATATTTCCCTCCTTAAAAAAATCCGCTCCACCCCGGAAAGAGTGGAGCGGTATGTATTACGGTGTGATGTTGAGCTTTGTCTTGAGCGCATCCTCTGCGGCTGACTCTGTATTGTAGTCAGTTCCCACATATTTCCATACGCGATCTGCGGAGTCATCACGGAGCACGGTTGCCTCGAGCTCCTGTGTCTGCCAATCGATCTCGTCCTCCTGGGTAGCCGCCTCAAGTGCGGGAGTGTTGAAAATGCACTTGGTTACAACAACGGGAGTATAATAGGTCACTCCGTCGCTCATATAGCGAACGATAAAGCCAACTCCAAGAGTGGGCGCGGTATTGTCACCATAAGCAACAAATCCATCATCTCCGGCGGCATCAAGTCCGAGGATCAGACGCTCTGCATCCTGCAATAAGCCGTCAACGGTGAGCGTCAGAGTGCCGCTTGTGAATGCTCCAGCAACGGTCTCCGCTACAATGTTATCAGCATAAAAGTTGTTTGCGTCTCCGCTCTCGACCTCAAGCGATACCTCAACGCCGCGGGCTAAAATCTGTCCGTCGGTGTATGTAACCGTACCGTTTGATGCCGCATACTTTGCAACATAGGGCTTTGAAAAGCCTGTGCATACCTTTCCTGCAACTGCCATCTCTATACCTCCTTTTGGTATAAAAAAAGGGCTTTCAAGCCCTGTCATCTTGTTCTTTCTGCGATTTCTCGGTCTAGTGCTTCGCGCATTGCCTCGATTGTCTTGGCTTGCCCTCCGCGCTTCGACCTGTCGATGAAATGTTGATAGTGCATAAATGATGTGCCGTGGTTGATACTGTTTGCCAACAATGGCACGGGCACCTCATTTCCTCGAGAGTTGACATAATACCCATCAAATCCAACTTTGGCATTATATCCGCCAGAGTCCTCCTTGATAGGCGTAACGCCCATCTCTTTCAGAAGGATAGCCTTCTCACGCTCCGAGCAATATCTCTTTTCTCCCCTGTTCGCTTTGGTCTGCTTCGTGGTTTTCAATGATTGCAACTGATTTCTCATATAATCAGCCATCACATTCATTCCCTCGTAGCATACCCGCTTGAATATCGTCTCGCATTCTTTCGGATTTGAGAGCCTTTCAAACTCGCGGACAAGGTCATCAAGCCCGGTTGTTTTGATGTCAACCCATGTCCCTCGTGACATATCA